ATTCAGATATCCCCATTATCCATAGCATTATAAATATATAACAGATTAGTTCCATTATTTTAATATTTTAACAATTTTCTTTCGATCCATGTATACTTCTGTTTGAGCCTTTACTTTCTTACAAGTAAATACAACTCTTTCAGGATTGACCTCGTTCTGCGCGATACGCTTGGATTTCAAACAATCGCTTAAGTTGTTTTTATATACATGCTCTATCATATTTCCGTTTAATGTTAAAATTAATGCAAATACAGTTTCTATCATAATACTTTACCTTTGTTTGGTCCCTCTTTTATTCTATATTTATGTGTGCCTGTACCATTAATCTCTACTTCTTTTTTAAGATCTTTTACATATCGCATTTGTTTTGCAGTACGCTGCATTTCTGAAATATAATCTAAAATTTTTCTAATGTTTCGGTCCATTTCCATTCCTAATTATTTTCTCCACATCTTCAGTTAACTTCTCAGTTCTTTTCTTTAAAAATTCTATATTAACTGCATTGTTTCTCATACCTTTAATCTCTACTTCTACATCCTCTAGTAAACCACTAACATGTTCTACAATCATAAAAAGCTCAGCCTCTCCAGCTGATTGACCTAACTCACCTCTTGGGTATTTGATTCTAAACTCTGAGTTAGCTTCTAAATCTTTTTGCATTAACTCTAATTGTGTAGAGTGTTGATTAAGAGTTTCCTGCACTCCAAAAAAAGCCCAGGTGCCGATTGCGACGAGCGCGATCAGACTGGCAACCGTCTTCATTGGCATTTGTACAGCTGCGGATTCAGAAATTTTTAGGGCCATAAATTACTTATAGAAACCTTTAAAGATCCAATTGACCCATTTGTTCCATAGTCTTTTAATCCAATTCCAAACTCTACAACAAACGTTTTTACATTGTTCAATCATGTTTCTTCTCCTCAATTTCGTAAAAGAAGTTATCCGTATCTTCGGTCTTCCATTTACTTGTGTTTTCAACATTCCATTCAGATGTCTGCACTTTCCAATCTGGGATATTATTCTTCACTGTAAACGAAGGGATGTCCCAAATGCATCTATTGTTAGGTTGTGCTGCATAGTTCCCATCGTCGAGAGCTATGATGTGAGCACATTTATGCTCGTGCGGTATCTCTGAATGATCCGTATCCAGTATATTACTTTCAGGATGGGCAAAGTCAACAGTGAATAAATACTGTCCATGGTGCCATTTTTTGTCTTTTCCTATGTATTTACCAGCTTGTCCGTCTAGGATATCCCAAGAAGTAATAGCAGGATAGTAACTAAAACAATTCCAAAGCTGAAGCTCATCAAGTCTACGTCTAGGAACATCTTCCGGCTTAAAACCTCTTTGAATAAAGGCAGTAATCGGGAGACGATAAAAGATTGCACCGTTCTCCATAATGGCATGAAATAAGATCGACTTACCTGTAATAGATGATATGCCGAAGATGATACAGTCTTCAACTTCTCCGTGATGCTTTTTAAGGTCATATAAATACTCTCTCCTTATTTGAGCATATGTTACAGGAATGTTTGCGTTTAAGTAAGCCATAATTAATCATAAATATCACCCCAAGTTTTGCCTGATTCATAATCGACTTTGTTGGGAACTTCCAGCGTAACAGCATTCTCCATAATATCAATTATTTTTTTCGCCGCGTCATCAGACTCAACTGAGATGTCTAACTCATCATGTATTTGAATGTGTGGTATCACACCTTCATTATATAGATCGACCATAGCTTTTTTTGTCATGTCTGCTGCCGACCCTTGTATTAATTTATTTAAAGCCTTGTATGTAAAAGCTCTTCTAATTCTACCTCTACCATAAGTTCTTTCAGCCTCTTCGTACTCCATGGGTTTGTGCATACCAAATTGTGCTGGTTCCCATTTATTAAATCTACATCTACGTCCTAATAATGTACCAATAGATCCAGATGTCTGAGCTGTCTTTGATGTATAATTCATAAGATCTCTGACAAAAGGTACGTTTTGATGATACTGATTAAACAAATTTTCTGCTTCATCTCTTGTATTTAGTCCCAACTCTGCTTGTAGTTTAGCTTTACCCATGCCATAGAAAAGACCCAAATTGATTGTCTTAGCTTGTGTTCTAGATATATTTGCCATGTCAGCTACTGTTTGGTGAAAGTCAACACTGTTGTCTTTAAATTTATCTACTATGTTTGAAACAGAATTATCAAAACAAATTGGCTCTGTGGTTGCTGCATAATGCACAACCAATCTTGGCTCTTGTTGTGAATAGTCAAAGCATCCCCATTTATGATTCTTTTCTGGTATGAACAATGATCTAATCATAGGACCTAGATCTTTATTTCTTGCAGGTATCTGTTGTAAGTTAGGGTTAGAATAACTAAACCTACCTGTAACAGTACCACCTTGATCAGATCTTATTGGATTAATATCTGCGTGTATTCTGCCTCTATATTGATGTTTTAATATGGTATCTATGAATGTTGTGTGTGCCTTGTTTATCTCTCTAGCTTTTGCTATATTCTTGACCATCGGATGTTGATGAGTTGAAAGGAAGTTTTTTGTAAATGAAGGTGAGTTTGTTTTCTCGGTTCTGGCGTAAGGCAAAGACAATTTATCGAATGCTTTTGCAATCGATCTTGCTGCCCATATTTGAACATCTTGTCCTGTTTCTTTTTTTACTGCTAATAGGAGTTCTTCTTCCTGTTTACTTAACTGCTGTTTCAGCTTATGAGCACGTTCGACATCGACACACACCCCTTTAAATTTCATATCAATTAAACACGGAAACAATTGTGTTTCTAAATCAAATATGTTTGTTAAGTTTTGTTTTGATATTTCTCTAGATAATACTTTAAATAATTCTAATGTAAGCTCTGCATCTTTCTCAGCATAGTTACCAACATACATCGCAGGTAGTTTATATAATTCTTTTTTAGGATCTATACCCCAAGACTCTGCAGCTTGTTGTAAAGCTTTCTCATCTTTTACTTCTCGTAAGTAATCATATGATATACTGTTTAGTGTATACCATAATCTATTTTCATCAATCAATGATGCCATAACCATGGTATCTATGATGTGTCCATTAATAGGTATACCGTATGCTCTTATCCAACACACATCGTACATTGCATTATGAAATATTTTTACAGCGTCTGTTGCACAAACTTTTTTAAACCATTCTAAAACAATTCTTCTATCCATGTTACCACCACCCTCATGTGCAATAGGATAGTAACCGGACCAACCGTCAACAGCTACAGCAAATCCCACAATCTCACCATGACCTTGTATAGCTCCAGATCCTTTTGATTTTAGATCAGGATCTTTTGTTTCTAAGTCAATCGCAATATACTTTGCATCAGATAAATCTGGAAAGCTTTCAGGACAATCCCATTCTGTTTGAGCTGTAAACATTATTTCTTTTTTTTCTTATTATCTTTTAACTTCTTTTTCTCTAATTCGCAATAGTGAATGATCTTATCAAGGTCCTCTATTCCGTTTTTGTGCATGTATCTACAAACGTATTTTACAACACAGCCCTGGAAGAACGAAAGATTATTTTTTGAAATAAATTCGTACGGCTGTATGTCAAAATACATGTAATGGGATCCTCCTATCTGGATATTTTGTGGCTTATCCTTAGCCATAAGTTCTTTAAACATTTTTACATCCGTCATATTATTGGTGCTCCTATATTATATTGATATTCATAGTCTTGATTGACTATAAATAAGTTTTCTTTTGCTCTTGTTATACCTACAAAAAATGTACGGTGTTCAGCATCAGCATCATTCTGTGATGATTCGTATATAATTCTTTCTAAATCAGTAAACAAAACAACGTTATCGCATTCTTCACCTTTCACACTATGTATCGTAGATAATTTTATTCTTGCAGGTTTCATTAGATCATCACCGTTCTTTAGAATCGTTCTAATGTAGATCTTACTGCTCTCTGGAAAATTAAGTGTCTCCCAGCTGCCCGCCGCTCGCAACCCGTAGTGTTCTCTCAGACCTTCAATATTGATCGAGTCAACAGATTCTAGAGTCTTGTTGCTAGCGTATCCTCTTACAAGATGTCCTTGCTTTACAGTAAGATAATCCCACAAATCTTTTAAATCTTCTTTATTTACAAATGCACCTTGGTTTAATCTTATCCAAACTCTATATGCATTTACCATTTTCTTAGGTAACAATTCTTGTTGCTTAGCATCAAATCGTAAATTTAAATCATACAAATGATCTTTTAATGCGGACAACATTTTATTTGTTCTAGTAAGTATCATCCAGTTACCTTTAGAAAAATCTATATCTTGAAAAGGTATATCATCGTAAATATTACCTTCAGCATCTCTTGGTTCCCATTTCTTTTTTAACCTGTTTGTCATGTGAGGAAAAATAGACTCAGCTAATTTGTGTATCTTTCTAGGCACTCTTCTTGATTTTATTTGTGGATCAGAAACACCTTTTAAATTTATGAAAATATCAGGATCCGCACCTTGAAATGTATAAATAGTTTGATCATCGTCCCCTGCAATGTATGAACGAGCACACTTACTTTCTATGTAAAAGAACATGTCCCACTGCAAAGGACTTAGATCTTGGGCTTCATCGAGGAAAACACAGTGTAGTGGTGGACACTTGTCCTCCTCGACAAACTTAGAAATCATATCAGAGTATTCAAACATACCAGTGGATTCTTTGTATGATTGTAAGTCTGAATAGATTTGTTCTGTTAACCATACGTCCGTACTGTAATGTAATTCTAGTTGTAACGCGGACTCTTCTATGGATATCTTTTTATTTCTTGCATACTCAATAATTTTCATGTGATTGTTTTTGTACTGTGGGTAGCCCGACTCATTTATGTAACTTTCAAAAGAAAGTTCAGAGCAGTATGTAGAGAAATTTTTAAAACCTTTCCATTTATCTCCTTTTAATAAATGTGTAGATGTACTGAGTTGTAGTTCTCTGCTACCAAAAGCATGCATTGTACTTACAAGAATCTTGTCATTAGTAATTCTTTTCTTTGCTTCATCAGCTGCAGCATTACTAAAAGCTATGTATGCAATCTTACTAGGATCTGTTTGTTTTAGTTCTTGTTCTAGGTAATGCATAAGTCTATGTGTCTTACCTGTGCCGGGTGGGCCTGGTATTATTGTTCTAAGCAAAAGGTGGCTCCTTCATCTTATTCTTTCTTACAATCGGTTTGTTTACTTCTTGTTGGTCCACTGCAATGTATCTAACACTCTTGTTATTTATCTTGCCTGGTATTTCTTCTGCGTTAAATAATGTTTCTAATAATCTAGCTGTCTTTTGTTTTGGATATTGTTTTTCTGGCCATGACTTAGTTCGTAATAAATATTTCCAAAAGTCTTTAAATTTAAAATAACTTATACCTTTCTCTGTAAATGCAAGACCTCTTAATATATCTTTCCAATCCTTGCCTGGTATCTTTGTAGTATAATCTGTAAGTATTTCTTTTAGTTGTACATCAATCTTTGTAGACTCTGGAGCTTCTATCGGTATGGTTTCTTTTAATAATTTATTGATTGCCTTTCTCCATATGTGTTTACCAATAGGTGGCATCGCTTGATTGATTTGTTCTAAACATTTAAGTGAAAACTTATCAGGCTCATGTAGTTCTGCAGACTCTACTTCAACTTGTTTATCACCTATTGTTACATAAAATAATGGTGGATCTGAGTCATACTTTTGTATTTCTTTTATCTCTGCACCAGGTAGTTCATCATCACCTACACCATATTCTTGCAATACACACTTCTTAGAATTACAAAAAGATGCAATAGGTTCGTCTTTACATTTGTATTGATAATCTTTACCATCGATGGATTTTATTAAAGTATCTATTTCTTTTTTATCTAGTGGTGGTTGACAATAAGATTCGTTGTATTTAAATATTTTTATATCCCAGTCTGTATATCTTTTTTTACAATACACACCAAAATTATATATCGCATTATTTCTTTGACCATTAGGTATACCTTGTTTTGCAATAGATACTAAACATGGTGGTGCACCTTTTAGCAAATCATCTACAACTTTCTCTTCTTTAACTTTTAGTTTAGATAACTGCTCTTCTGTTAATGATACAATACTGTAGCGTAGAAAAAATTCTGAAAGTGTCATTGCAGAACCATCTTCTTTAACAGCGTATCTAGTTGTCATTTTAGAGTTGTGATACGGAAGATTTAAAAAACTACCTGTGCCACCTTTATGCATGTCAACTTGGTTTTGTTTAGGAAATATCTCTGCTCTAGAATAACCCAAAATGGCCGCCATATCTTTTAGCTTTGATCTAAACAATGCTGCAGGTGAAAATTCTTTTGTGAATAAAAATACGTGTGCACCGCCAGACTTAGATCTAAATACTGTTAATGGAAATTTGTGTGTGTTTATTTTTGTAATTAATTCTTTGTGATCAAAACCATTGTATAAATCAATATCTATACATGCCCATCTACATTTATTCTGTTCGTTAATTGGTATGATACCCAACGCAGGATCTAGACCATCTAAGTGGTCTTGAAACATTTTTGTGCTTGGAGTTTTCTTTATTATAAAAGATTTTGTTTTGTGTTTACCTCTATCATCAAACTCATCTGTCTTTCTAGTTTGACCATAGGCACTAAACGACCCGCCAAATATATCTATAAATTTATCTATTTCTGTCATCACCACTTTGCTTTCGGGGTGTGGATCTGATAATCACACCCCAAAAATTTTTAGGCTTTGTTTTTAATGCCTTCGTAGAACTTCTTCGCTCGTTCATACATACTAGCATTTTCTAACATACCAATTTTTTCTACGCTGTAGCCATACCATTGATTACCTTTTCCTGTATTTAATACAGAAGATAACTTATATGTGTGGCTAAACGATGGTGGTGTGAAAGGACCATTTTTACCATCTAAACTAATAGATTTCATCATGGAGTTCCATTTTCTGCTAATCTTACCTTGAGATGAACTCATAGATACCATTGCAGTTTCGGAACCTTTCTCTCCTACAATTATTACAAAGTGCTGACCAACAGTTAAGATGTAATTACCATTTTGTAATCTGTCTTTACCATCAGGTCCCTTTGTAGTTTTTTCTAGAATATCCGAAGTATCAGGATAAATCATTTCAGGTCTACCTGAACCTGTTCCATAATCTGCCCATTCTTGGTATTCTAATTTATAATGACATGGAATAACCTGTATTCCTTTATCACCATTATATAACTGTTTCGTAACAGTGTTTAAGAACATACCAGGTTCTGCACCTTCTACGTAATTTTGATTACGTTTCTGTGCTTCTGCTGATCCATTCTGTAAAAGTTTTAAGATAGGTGGAGCCAGACTTTCTGTCTTCACATTCTCAAAACCTAGTTGTGCATCTGCTTCGAATAACGAAGCTGACGGAAGGTTTTCCTTCTTAGTTGCTACTTGTTTCGCGTCACTCATTTCTAGTTTCTCCTTGTTATTTTAGTTTGGTTACCCTCAAACGGTTTAAATAGGTCGGCAGGAACGTCTTGTCCAGATTCAAGTCGTTCCCTGACCAGTGCCTTGAGTGTCATTG